GGCTGAAACCGCAAAGCGTTTACACGCATACCCTTATGCCATATTTCTTCTGCGGTATCGCGGTCTATGCTTCCGGTCATAAAGAGATGCATATGATAATTCTTCTGTCCGCACTTATTGCCGGTTTTGTAAGTAACCTCTTCTATGGTGCAATACCATTTGAACGGTCTTTTTAATCTTTTGAGCTGTTTTTTTAATTCTTTATTGTTTGGCTCGGCCTTTAATTGCTTTTCTATCCGCTTTATTTCGGATGCTATTCTCGTCCTTACGCGCCTTGTATAATTGCTCAAATCTCGCGCGGCTCCGTCGAAATCCCGCGGAGCGAAGTTCTGATTGTAGGTAAGCACCATAAGAAAATCTCCGCCTATGAAATTTGCGTTTATCATACGGACCGCGTTCTTTATCGCAATATTGTTATTATATTTCTTTTGGGCTTCACTTGACGGCTTTGTACCGCGGGGTCTTGTGGGCATTTTGTTTCCGTTTTCCCATACCGGGTAAAAATCCGCTTCCAGTAAATTGCCGGAAATTGTCTTTTTTTCACATTGCATTATACGAAGCCGTCCTTTCTTACCTGATTTTCCCAATAGCTCTCACATTCAAACGCGGAATTGTAAAGGGCTGTGCGGAAATATGACTTGCGGTATTTGATTTCGTAGTCAATGCTGCGGAATTTTTCTATTACCAGCTCGATATTTTCTTCTGTGAGCCTTTGATATACCGCACTTACCATCTCGGCCGGCAACTGCGCGCCGCCTATGCGTACCTTAAAATTCTCGGGCAAAGTATATATTTCAGCAATTATCATTCCAAGTTCGTAAGCTAACGGTTGAACCTCGGGGGCAAAGCTTGTGTATTCAATCTGGGAAAATACAGAATATAAATTTTCTGCAAAACCTGCCCGATACTGACCCTGACTTTGACAATGACTTTTTTTGCACACTTCGGAATGATTATTGTTCATTTTCGAAAACTCCTTTGTTATCCGCTCTCGCGGAACTTATATCGTTGACTTTTTACTATGGCATACAAGGACGATATAGGGCTTGTCCGCCCTCTGAATTTATCCTTGCTTTTCCGCTCCCGAAGTGGTATTATATATATGTAAGGTTTGGGGCGGAAAAATCGCTCTGCCGTCCCTCTCGGTTGCCGCCGGGAGGGACTTTCTTTTTTTGCGTATTATATATATATATGTATATATTGCAGTTGACTGCAAAAACGGTTTTACACTTTCGGGAGCTCGGTTTTGTCGCCCCCGATTTCTTTTAATCTGATGTTTTTAATATCTGCGACAGTACTGCTGTTTCCGAATCTGTCTTTGAGTATTGCGACCGGCGCCTCTATTCCGTATTCCGGTAGCTTGCTGTGTATGCTCTCTATGTATTCGTATTCAATGTCGCCGAGCGTCGGCCAGTTTAAAATCACCGGACGCTTTAATTTTTGCGCGACCAAAGCTTGTTTTATATCCATTATTCAATTTCCCGCTTTTGTTTAAGCGCAACACTGCGTTGAATTGAAATCTTGCCGGAAGAGGTTGCTTTTATATCCACAACACCCCCCGACAGAACGCCGAGGGAAATTTTATATATTTTCTGTTCACTCATAAGATCTATTGCTTTTTCAAGGACAGGAATAATGTCGTTGTCACAAGCTGCTATGTTATGATTTTCATCCGGCGCACAGCATACCGCTTTAAGCTCTATTTTTGCCTTTTCCGCTTGAGCTTTCCTCTTCTGATACTGTTGCGCCTCATAGCAATTACAATCCATAGTTCCGCATTCTATCAGTTCCGCTTCACTTGCGGTATCCGGATACTCGTTTGCGGACAGTTGCCCGCAGAATTTACAAAATGCATTTTTCATTTCCCATTACCTCCGTATATTTCAAATTTAACGCCCTGAGAATGTTCTTCTGTCACACCTAAAAGCTTTATCCCCATAACCACATAATTCTTTTGCAAAAAGCGCTCATCGCGCAACACGCAGGTGACTTTTGTCAATAAAGCGCGACCTGTATATTCCGTTCGGGTATCGTCGAGTTCGTTAAGAGCTAAAACATCACCGACAGAATAATGCCGATCATCTTCCCTTACTTCAAATTGCTTATCACCGTTCCTGATTTCTTCATAAAAATTCGGTTCTATTTTAAGCGCGTGTATCATTTGATTTTCCTTCCGATTTCAAGATATTTTATTAAGACCTTTTGTGCCTCTTCAAAACCATAACAAACGGCGACGGCATAGCCCTGTTTAGCCAGTGCGTCAAGCCATTTCTCTTGTTGGTCAGAGGTTTTGTTTTTACCGTACTTCATTTCAATATATAAGCCGTGGTGCATTCCGCGGGCAACCGGTAAGCATAAATCCGGCACGCCGGCTTTAACTCCCTGCCGTTTAAGGCTTGCGGCTTCAAGCTCGTTTCTGCTGCCGCCGTTTGGAATGTGGTAGAGCAAATCAAGCTCGGGATATGTACATCGGACAAGCCGCGCCCATCGAAAAAGTATTTCTTGCTCGTTTGCTTCGTGTGAGACGGGCTTTCGCCGCACCCTTTTCGGGGACGGATACGGGTATGCTTCCTTGTATAGCATCATTTTTCACCAACCATTTCTTTTAAAACTCTGTCAACGATTTTAACTACTAATACTTCTGAAAAACAAATGTCTTCTGAAGGAGATATTAGATGACCTACATCAATATGTCGTTTCAACTTCTCCGCAAACTCTTTGTAGGCTTCAGCTTTAACTTCATTTGTTCTTTCTTGCAAATCTTGGAATTGAATAGAAACTAAATTAACTTCTTTCTGTAATCTCTCAATTTCCGACTTTTGACGGTTGATAAGGTCAAGGGCATAAAGCTTAAGTGCTTCTGTACACGAAGGTGAAGTGTTATTATACAAAGGGCAATCCACACATCGAAAAGGTTCTTCGTCAAGTTCTTTATTAAAATGACACATCAACGCCTTTATAATTTCCTCACCAGGAAATTTCTTATCGGTCATTCTTCTACCTCTTCATATTTATCGGCGTTCCGACCGTTCCCACCGAACCGGAGCTGTCGGTTGCCTTGAAATATTCGCCGGGATACGGATAGGTGTATCGAAACATTAAATAATTCGCCGCGTCAAGCAAGTGTTCGGTGTTTTTATCTTTCTTAAAAGCTTCTATGCAGCGTTCGGCTGTTGCCAATGCGTCTACCCGCCCGCCGCCGAAATTATCTCTTGCAGATCCGTACTTGTAAAAAGATACCTCTACTCGGTTTCGGCGGAGACGGTCAAATTCTTCGTTGTAGTCATTTTGCGTATTCATTTTGCTCTCCTTTCAAAATACTCTTTTGCCCTTTCGGGGTTGTAATTACATTCGTTATTATTAAACGATGTTATAGCCCCACACTTTTCGCATTTGAAAAACCAAAACGGCACACCAGTCTTTCCGTGTATAATGTTTACTTCCCCACCACAGAACGGGCAAGGACTTGTTTTAATTCTTGCTGTTACTTTCATTTCTTTCCCTCCGCTGCTTTCTCTGCTTCTTCACGGGTAAGGAATATGCTGCCGCCGATTGCTCTCTCATCAAATGATATATTTTCTGTGAAATATACTGTATTTGCAGAACTTATTTTAATTGCTCTGATAGTGCTTTTATATATTCTGATTCCGTCTGTTAGGTATATTCTATCTCCTACCTTACGCGGCAAATGCACCCATTCGGAACGGTCGGTGAAATCTTCACATACTGAAAGTGTTTCAACATTAAATATTCCTAACTTCTTACATCTTTCATAATGCAGACAATTTTTACAAGTCATTTTTTCTCACCGACCCCTTCCGTTCGCTCCTAAAATTGCCCATACGCCGTAGCCGAATATTGCGCCAAGTATAAGTCCGATAGTAAAATTTAACATAAATATTATCCCCCTGTTATATCCATAGCCTTGCGGTTTAATTACAATCCGATTTTATCAAGATTGTTTTTCATAATATCAAGCGCACTGTAACAAGCTTTTTTAAACTTTGCGGCAGTTTCAGGATTTTCTTCTGCCTGCCTTTTGAGGCTTTCGGTTATTTTATTGAAGTCAGTGTTTAAAGCTTCAAAATAAAAACTGAATTTCACCGTTTCGGCAGATGAGGAAACCGCAAGCTGTTTTTCAAGCTGTTCTGCACGCTTTACGGCTTCGGCTTTCTCACTGTCTATATCCGAAAGCTTTTGTTTGTATTCGGCTAACGCCTTTTCGGTTTCGGCTTTTGCTTTTTCGCCGGCATCGGCAAGCTCCTTTTTATGTTTCTCTTCGAGTTCTTTTTTTGCGGCTTTTAATTCTTTGTCAGCCGTCTTTTTTGCCTTTACTATAGCTTCATCCTTTATCTTCTCTATCTCGGCTGGGTCGGGCTCGCTCACAGCTACGGGCACCGGCTTGTTTTTCTCCGCTTCAAGTTCCTTTTCAAGCTCGGCTATTCGTTTTTCGGCTTTTTCGGCATCCTGCAATGCTTCATCGCGTTCCTCTTTGGCGGCGTCGCGCTCGTCAGCAAGCATATCCAACTGTTCGCCTTTGGCGTCGTTATCCTTAACAAGCTGTCTTACCTGCTCGACAGTCATACCGGCGAGATTGTTGTTCTCGACAAATTCGTTGCGGTCGACGGACGGCAGTTGAGCTATAAGAGCAAGCTTTGTTATGCCGAGGTTTGCATTTGACTGCAAAAACCGCTCGCCTAATTCCTCATAAGGCTTTATATATGTATATGCCTGCCTTTCGTGGATGCCAAGCTCGGCTACGGTATAATCTTCAAAATTTTTGTAGCCCATTTCGATATACAGCTTTGTGTCTCTCATTTCCTTTAAAAGCTTTGCCGATTCCATAAGGCTCGCATACGCCGCATTGGCGCAGGCTAATATCCTGCTGTTAAGCTCGTAGGCTTTGTCTTTATTTGTTTTTGTTATTTCGTTCATAATGCGTTCTCCTTTAAGCTAATTTTTCTGCTTCCATAAGGTCTTTTTCCAAAGCCTCTACAAGCAATGTACCTTGCAATTCACCGTAATTGATTTTTTTCTTTGTCCGGCGCAATTCTTCAAAACCTTCGATGCGCAATACTTTGGATTTTTGAGCTTTAATGCGGTCGGATTTGTTTAACCTGCCTGCAACGACACGCTGCCATTCAAGTAAAAACGGCATTGCCTCGTCGAGATCGTCAAACTGATTATCTCCGGTTGTACGCTTTTGCCTTATAGTTCCGCCCGGTTCTATTTCAAGCGTGTACCACGGCATTTCTGTGTCGGAGGTCTTGCGAAGAAAAACTATATATGATTCGTTTGTGCTTATGCGGTCGTAATATCTATCCGTCCGATAGGTACAGTGGCCGAGCAGCATACCGTCGAGCACTATATCCGTAACCCCGTTAGGCACTATAATTGTGTATTTGTCGTTTGAGTACGAATACTTATTTTTAATGTCTTTATAGATTTTTTCTACTTTCGGGAATTTTTTGATTATCGGCGCAGCGACCGCAACAGCTTCGCGCTTTAACTTCTCTAAATTCTTTTTTTCTTTCGCATAATTTGCGGCTATTAAAAAACTGTCATGTGCGGCTTTAAGATTTGACGGAAATACCGAAACCGTTTTAATACTTCCTGCCAATTTAGCCATATCAAGATAATCGAGCCACATTTCAAATGCTTCCCGTGTATAGTCTCGAAAATAACGGGTATTTTTCTTTTTGGCAAGGCGTTCACCGCTCTTTATGCAATATTTAATTGCGTCTTTTACATTGAAATTCAATTTGCGTGACAGTGATATCAGTTTCTTTGCTTCTTTTAATTTCTGCCTGGTATGTTTTAATACATCAGCTGATAATATAAAATCTTTTGCCGAGGTACCGCGGAGCGCCTTGAAAATCTTTAATACATCGATCTTACCGTAATACTCACTTCGCCAAATATCGTAAAGCTGCTTCGGCAGTCCGAAAAGATCCCACGGTTTATCGGCTTGCCAATTTAAAATTGATTTATCATCTGTGTTTTTGTATATCATTTCATTTAACGCATCGAACAGCCTAAGCTTTGAAAGCATTTCTATTTGCGGATGTATGGCATACCAGCACAAATATTTAATTGCCGGCAAATTTGCGGCATAAACTCCTTCGTAATATTTAAACGAGTGATATTTCAAAAAAGTATCTTCAAGCGTAAAATTGTCACCGTAAACTTCATAATCATGGCTTTCGTGGTTACACCCAAAGTTCCAAGTAAAAGCTTCTCTGAAATTTCCTTTGTTCCATCCGCCGTTATACAACTCCCAAAATTCCGCTTTGCCGGGGCGCAAACGGTATCTCATCCATTCCCGAAAACCGTAAGTATACTTTGTGCCTTCGTAAGTTCTGGAACGGATAAAGCACCTTATCCACACATCGTCACGGCCGTTTTTAAGAAAAATACCGGTGCATTTTTCCTCTTCAAGATTTCGAGTGTTCAATATTCGGGAATTTATTGCTGTAGCTTCGACACCGCAGTACGGGCATTTATATGGTTCCTTGTGTTTGGCGGACCATAATGCACGCATTTCAGGTGTCACAATTCTTTCTTTCACGGTGTTTCCGCTTTTAAAGGTTTTGCCGCAGGCCGTACAGGTAAATCTTTTTGTCTTGCCGACGCCTTCAACCGATTCATATATAAGATAAGGACGGAAGCCTTTCTCCATATATTCGCGTGCTTCATCCGAAAGCGGCGGCATATCTTTAAATTCGTTTTGTTCATTCATTTTTACACACTTCTTCCCCATATGCGTTATATAAAACCCCATCTTTGTATTTTCGTCCGTCAATTCGGAATATGCTTAATCGGATATCGTTTTTGTACTTAACTGCAAAAGCGAGAAATTGACCTTTATTGCCGCTGAGTTCGGGACTGGTGCCATATGCCGCTTTAAACCATTTACACGAAAACTCTTTTCGATGTGTGCGCTGCGGGTGTTTTTTTATATACAGTAATGCGGCGGCGGCAATCTCTTCGGGCTTAAGCCTTCTGACGGGCGTAAGCTCCGTGCAAGCAATCTTACTGTCGTTGCCGTCTTCGTGCATGTCCCCGCCAAGCTTTACAATCCAGTATTCCGAGGTTTCTGTATTCGGATAGTATGTAAACATATCTAACGGATCTTCGGCAGCGTGAAAACCGTTTCTTACACAGTTAGCCTCTTCGGTTGTTGATGTTATTCCTGCCTTAAATTTATATCCTCTGCAAATGAGCCCTTTACCGAAAGCTTTATATGCCAACATTCCGCTCACCCCAGTAAATCAAGCAATGAAATACTTTCCGTTCCGTCAGTATTTTCGGATTTTATGTTCATCTTGAACTCTATAATTGCGGACGGGAAGTAAAATTTTACAGCGCGGTCGTATGCATCAAAATCCGATATATACCGAGCTGATTTTGTATCTTTGAGTATTTCTTTACAGCAATCATAAAACTTTTTATCCGAAGATATTATCTGCTCTGCAAGGTTTTTGCTTTGTTTGCAAAAACAAATAAGCGCTTCGCAAACCTTTTTTTGTATCATTGTTGCGGGATCGTTTGGGGCTTCGGACTTAAATTCTTTTTTCAGTTTTTCTTCCACATTGTGTATAAGTAAATCATTCATTGCGTTTTCTCCTTGAATATTACAGTGTTTTCTCGTGTCTTGCCGGGTCGGCTGTGTTCTGTTTCATACGGCGCTCAAATTCGGCGCGGTATTCTGCGTGCTGTTGTTCACCGGAAGACTTACTGTGTGCTATGTATTGACGCAGGGCCTTATTCTCACGGTCAATCCCTCTGAATTCAAATCCGATACCGTAACATAATCCAATTACTCCAAACAATACCAATATCAATGCAATTATTAAAGCAATAAGCAGTCTTGCTGCTGTTTCGTCTAAAAACATATTTATTTTTCCTCTTCGTTCAATCTAATTTCTTTAAAACATCGCGCGTCAAGGCAAGCAAGCTGTCCGCTGTTACGCAAACGGTTGTTTGTCCGCCTGTTGTAGCATAAAGAATATGTACATATTCCTCGCCGTTGTCGCACAGTTCATATTCTGCCTTTTCGATATTTCGGTCGACGGCTTTTAAAAGCGCCGTCAATTCTCTTTTGCAAAATTCGCTTTTGTGCATGCGTTCCATACTCACCATAATGTTATATCTTTCCTTTCAATCCTTGACTTTTGTTGAAATTTGTGTTAAAATAATTGTGCAAGATAAGTTGATTATTTTGTTGCGTTCTTAATTGAATTGAAGCTACCCTCGGAAGTCAGCATTCCGGGGGTAGTTCTTTTTATGTCATTCATCATTAACTACCCCTAAAACAATTCCTGCCGCAACGCAACATTTTATAAGGTTCTCGCATTCAAGCGTGAACGGGTGCTTTTTAAATTTAGTTACAGTATTAATTCCTACCTGTGCCTTTTCTTTAAATTCGAGATCCTTAAATTTGTTTTCCTGCCACTTTTCCTGAATAACGGCTCGCAACTGACGCTCTTGCTTTCTGAACTCCTTTTCCATTTCCGCTCTCCGTTTTTCTTCAAGCGTTAGGTATGCTTTAGGCATATATTCACCCTCCTTTCGTATGTAAAAGTAATTTTCAGATAAATTTGCTCGCATACGGGAACTCGTCCTCCGAAAGCGTTTGCTGAACCTCGCCGACGATTTTTTCACATATCAACCTGCCGTCTGTTGTGAAATACCTCGTTATCGTTTGTCTCGGTATCTGCCGTTCCTCTTCCGTTCTTATTACTACTTCTAATTCCGCCTTAAGCATATTCTCACCTCTTTTAATTCCGAATTACGCATTACTTTTTGTTTCCCGCTCTCGGATTATATCGGCTAAACAAGGTCGTCCATAGGTACACTTAAATAATCCGATATTCGTTTAAGCAATGCTACAGACGGCTGTTTATGGCCTTTAATTATGTAGCTCATAAAAGCCTCCGACACCCCAACCTCATTGGCGAGGTCTTTTTGCTGTATTCCCCTTTGTTCAAGCACGGTTTTTAACTTATCACCCATTGATTTATACCTCCTTTTGTGGTATAGTCACCTTGAAGGGGGTGACTATAGTGAATGTTAAAGAAATGGCAACCGAAATCGTAAAATCTGCGATTGAAAATAAGGTTATTCGATTCAACCACTTTACCTATGACGAGGATAAAAATATTGAAGAACAAAACAAATTCAACGCAAAACAGATTTCCGATTACTACAAAACAATCGTAGAAACTATATCTTCTGCATTAACCTAATTGTTTTTTCGGTTATAATCATTGCTTCGGTGATTGCTTTCAAGTCTTCACCGGAGCATTGATTTTTTGCGGCTCTTGCCAAAACCATTAAATGGTTTTCAAAGATTTCCGTTATTTCTTTTTTATCCACATTCTCACCCCCATATCTTTATTCGTTTCTTTTAGTCGCCGTTGATTTTCGACGGCTTTTGTGTTATAGTTAAGTTAGTATCTTAACTTGGTTTAAGTATAATACAGATATTTCTGTATGTCAATATAAAAATACAGATTATTCTGTATTTCGGGGTTGTGCACAAAATTAAGGAGGCTATATTATGCAAAATTTAATATTATCTTCCCGAATTAAAAAACAATGTAAAAATTGTGGCATTACGGTTAAAGTCTTGTTGGAAAATTGCGAAATGAACAGAAATACCATTTACGATTTAGAGAAAAAAGGCGCTTTCCCGTCTTCTGATAAGATTTCTCGAATTGCCGATTATCTTAATTGCTCGGTAGATTATTTGCTCGGCAGAACGGACAATCCCGAAATAAACAAGAACAACGAAAAAACACATATAATAAAAATCGCCGCTCGCAACGGTTCTTATAAAGAGCTCGCTTTGAACGACGAAGAATTAGAGGAGCTTCAGCGTAAGATTAACTCATTACCCGAAGCAACAGATTTGTAAAAAACAAAAATTAAATTTTGGAGGTTCTTATGGCTAACAGAGGCGGATATTCTTGGAAAAGAGCAACAGGGGTTTCAAAAGCAAAGAGTAATCTTTCACGGGTGACCGGAGTTCCCACTACCAAGTCGGGTAGGCAACGCAAAGCTGGAGCGGCTATGTCGACCGGATGCTTAATTCCGATTTTAGCAGTGTTGGCAATTATCGTACTTACACTTACCTCAATATCAATGTAATTATTTATCAGAGGATAATTAAAATAATTTTAAGGAGTTTGCAAAAATGGATTTTATCGATGAATTAAAACAATTTTCAAAGCGTGTTGAGACTATTAAAGACGGCATACAGACAGAAGAAGCCACCAAGACTTCTATAATTATGCCGTTTTTTGCTATGCTCGGATATGATGTTTTTAACCCGACTGAATTTTGCCCAGAGTTTACGGCCGATGTGGGAATTAAAAAAGGTGAGAAGGTTGACTACGCAATTTTAAAAGACGGCGCACCGATTATTTTAATTGAAGCTAAATGGATAGGCGAAAAACTCCAAAAGCACGATTCTCAGTTGTTCAGATATTTCGGGACCAGCAAGGCTAAATTTGCAATACTTACGAATGGTCAGATATACAACTTTTATACCGACCTCGAAGAGCCTAATAAAATGGACGAAAAACCGTTTTTGACTATCGACATATTAGATGTTAAAGAACCACAGGTTGCCGAATTAAAGAAATTCTGCAAATCATCGTTTGATATAGATGCAATATTTGATATTGCTTCCGAGCTTAAATACGTTAATGCATTTAAAAATCTATTTTTAGAACAATTGCAAAATCCGTCTGATGATTTTACAAAGTTGTTTCTTAACGACATATATTCAGGCGTAAAAACGCAGAATGTTATCGATAAATTCCGTCCCATACTCAAAAAATCGCTCAATCAGTGTATAACTGAAACGATGAACGATAAAATCAAGACTGTCTTAGATAAAAATGACGGCGCAGAGGAAAACGAAGAAACCGCTCTCGAAGAACAAAAGCGCGAGAAAAACATCATTACCACCGACGAGGAACTTGAAGGTTATTTTATCGTAAAGAATATTTTAAAAGATATTGCGCCTATGAGCGATATATTCTACCGCGATACCGAATCATATATGAGCGTTCTTTACAAGGACAACAGAAACAAGTGGATATGCCGTTTTGTGTTTACTGATACTTTGAAATATATTCTTATACCCGATAAGGATAAAAAGACGGTGCGCCACGATATACAAAACGTATATGACATAAAAAAATATAAGGACGAACTTACAGAAGCTTTAAAGCGTTATATGTAATTTTTGATATGCCATAATGAAGAATAAGCTGACTTTTGTTGTGCCGCTCCCGAAGCTAATTTAAGATAAATAAAAACGCCGGCAAAGATCGTTCGTATGAAGAGCGCTCCTTAACCGGCAAATAACCAAATTACAGTTTGTGCGTTTCTATGTACTGCTTGAAATTATTGTATACTTTACATTCAAGCGGCGAGGTTAAAAAAGCGTTGCGCTTATAAAGAATATCCATACGCTCCGCACGGTATTCGGCGGCTCGCCTGCTTATTTTGCAGTTGACTGCAATTTCGTCCGCTGTGCGCATATTGCAGCCCCAAAGCACGCACGCCGGAGCAAGCAGACGGGACGCAAAAACATTTGCCGCCTGTTCTATCGGGTTATCCCATGCCGTCGGCTCCCGATTAACCAATTTGTATTTGCCGACATGACCGAGTAATATATGTCCCAATTCGTGGGCGGCGGTAAATCGCTGTCGTTCGGGCGTATCGGTGCTGTTAACAAATATTACGGGTTGTCCGTTTAAAATCAAGCTTTTACCCAAATTGCCGTCCGTACTTTCGTACAGCCTTATCGGTATACCCATATTACGGCAAAGCTCGCTTACCGATACCGGCAGCTTGTCAACCCGCTCCCGTATCAGTATTTCCCATACAAGGTCCCGTGTGTTTTTGTAGTCTTTATAATTCATGTAAAATCACCCTATTTAATTGTAGGGCGCAGAGCGTTAAAATTCAGCAGGTAAGTTTTGGAAATTAAAAAGTCCCGCTCGACCAAAACGAGCGGGAATAATTAAAGGTGGGTGATATTATGGCTAAAGCTAAAAAACTCCCTAGCGGCAACTGGAGAGTACAGGCAAGCGTTACGGTTGACGGAAAAACAATTCGTAAATCATTTACGGCCACCGATAAAAAGCAAGCTGAAATTTCTGCCTTAGAGTGGCAAAAAAAGATATTTAAGTATAGTAATGAGCCTAATCAGTTAACGCTCGGCGAAGCTATAGAAAAATATATTGACAGTCGGCGGAACATTCTTTCACCCGTGAGCATAGCCACATACGAAAGAATTAAAAAAAATTACTTTGTCACGCTGCAAGAAAAAAAGCTCTCAAACATAAGTCAAAATATGTTGCAGGCTGAAATCAACGAACTGAGTTACAAACTATCTCCGAAAAGTGTACGGAGCGCTTGGGGATTAATTTCGTCAACTATAAAGCACACCACCAACGAAACGATAAATGTCACATTACCTAAAAGACAAAAAATCATTTACGCTACACCGGATTTGCAGACTTCGTTAAAAATATTAGAAGCCTGTAAGGGTACAGAAATAGAGTTACCCGTAACCCTTGCCTTAAGATTGGGTTTAAGAGTTTCCGAAGTATGCGGTCTTAAATGGTCCGCTGTTCACGACGATTATATTGTCATAGATAATGTTATTGTAAGTTACGGAAAAGAAGAATATGAAAAAAGTCCTAAGTCAGTTGCCGGAAACAGAAAAATACCCTTGCCACCGGATATTAAAGATTTAATTAATGCGCAGCCGCATATAAACGATTATGTGGTGCAAAAGAATTCAAAAGCTATCGGTGCAATGTTCAGAAGAATATTACAAAAAAACAATCTGCCGCATTGTCGTTTCCACGATTTGCGTCACGCAACCGCCTCGGCTATGGCATTATTAAATATACCGGACAGATATGCAATGAAAATAGGCGGCTGGGACAGTCCCGACATTCTTCACTCTATCTATCAACAAACATTTACCCAAGAAGAACTTGCATTTTCAAAATTATTGAGCGATTTCTTTACTGAAAATGCACACGAAATTTCACACGAAAAATAATCTTTCTTTTATTCAAGCGGATTATAGACGATTTTTTGGAAAGTTCGAGTCTCTCCTACTCCGCCAAAAGAGACAAACAAGTCTAAAAAGCTTGTTTGTCTCTTTTTTATCCCACAAATAATCAAATATTATGTGTTTTGGAGCGATTTTAATAGAAAATCGCTCCATTTTTATGTTTAAATCAAAGATCAACTGAACTAACTCACTAATATGTAGGTTTTGCTTTTTTGCAATCCCACTAATATTTGTGTTTTATATTGAAACCTTACTTCAAACATATTATAATTAGAAAGGAAACAAAATCTATGAAATTATCATTAATCGAATCCCGACTTTTCGGAAGAATCTGTTATGGCTTTAAGAGAGACAAATATGGATTTGTTGAAATCGTGCCCGAACAGGCTGAAGTTGTAAAAACTATTTTTAGAATGTACAGAGAAGAAAATAGTTTAGAGGATATCCAAAAATACCTATTAAGCCGTTCCATTTCCTCTCCGTCCGGAAAGGTAAAATGGAGCAGAGATGTTCTCAACAAACTTCTCAATAATGGAAAATACACAAGAGGTATCATTGATTTTGAAGAATACTGTGAAGTGTATTTTTTAAAAGAAGGAAATTGTCGGAATCCTAACAAAGCGAGAGTGAAGAAAACATATGCCGAGAGCAACGAAAGAAGAACTGGAATGGGCATACGCAGTGACACGGGAGAAATTTTTAGAGCGTGTGAATAA